GCGAAGTATATTTCACTTGCTGCAAAAAAGTTGCGTCAGATGCAAAAAGTGCAATTTTGCTATTGACGCAGAAAATCTGCCAAGCACACTTTTTACTCTTTTAATAGAGTGGCTTTTCGCTATTTAAGGCATTTCCGGTGGTAGGTTTACCATATAAGGTAAACCTAACTCTCTAAATAGAGAGTAATTCGGAGTCGTCAAAAGCATTTAGAGCGTACTTCATCTTATTACTGTCTATCTGAAACCTAGGTCATCCTTCTGACAGAAAAGTCGGCGCGAGCGTCTTACCTCGTCCGGTTTCCCGCGTGTCATGTTGCCAACCACTACATCAATCCAGAACGGCCCTACATATCGCCACCGAGGATTTTGCTAAAAAATACCCTCCTACGGCACGGTGCCCTAGGCACAAGAAATGGATTTTCTGATGGCCTACGTCCTCTCGTTTGAAGTGCATAAATGCTACGAAATTCGCTTTGCCTCGGTAGGCGACGCGATGGTCTGTTACGACGAAACCTACCGATTAATTGGCCCGTGGCTCGGCAGGCACAGGGCCAGCGCGGGGTTGCGTTGCACGGTGACGGGGAGGGTTGTTCAGTTGTATCCAGGTATCACAGCATTGGACGTTGGCCGCGATCTGGGAGCGGCCATTCAGTGGCCATCGGTGGATGCGCGTGTCATTCAACTATGGGTTAGACAACGGCTCGGCAAACCTTAAGAGTCACGCTGAGCATGCGCGTTGCGGGTGTTTGCTGGCAACGCGCGCTTGGGTTTACTTCTCGTTAATCAACTTCTCTGCAATCCACTGCGCGATCTGCGTAACAACGGCGTTTCCGGCACTGAAAGCCTCTGCAAGGTTGGCCGCATCCAGTCCGAGGCAAAACCCATCATCTTCAGCCGCTCGCTGCCGCTCAACCATCTGATCCCATCCGTTCGGGTGAGCGACGAAAGTGGTGCAGCCCATAGCGATTTGGGAGCCGGCTTTGTTTGCCAATAAAGTATTGGCAGCCCAGGCATCCGCTGGGCGTGGCCAGGGCTGCGATTGAGACGCTGGAGGTACTGCGTCCACTGGCGCGGCGTCAGCCAGGAACTCGAAGGGGGGCATGCGTCTAAAACCTGCGACCAGGAATATGCGGCGACGTTGCTGGGGGACTCCGAAATATTGAGCATTAAGCACTCGCCAAAATCCCACATACCCGCAGTCCGCAAGGGCCCGGATGACTGTTTCAAAGTCTTGGCTACCGTTGACAGCGAGCAGGTTAACGACGTTCTCAAGCACCACCCAGCGAGGTTGTGTCTCTTTGAGGATGCGTATGACTTCCCAAAACAATCCGCTGCGTTCGCCGCGTAGCCCGCGGGTGTCTCGGTTGCTTTCTCGGCAGCCGGCGATGCTGATGTCCTGGCACGGGAAGCCGGCCGTGAGGACGTCGACGCTGCTGAGGTTGTGAGCGCCGCAGTGGCGCACATCTTCGTATTGGGTGGCGTGTGGAAATCGATCGGCAAGCACAGCCCGGTTGATGGGGTTGAGTTCGACTTGCCAGGCGCTGCGGTATCCCGCGTTTTCAAATCCGACATCAAAGCCTCCTACGCCTGCGAACAGGCTGCCAAGGGTGGGTTGCGGCATTCATGAACTCGTTGTTCTGGATGCTCGCGGCACGCTGGGGGGAGGCTCGGGGCCTTCAGGTGGTTGAATGTCCGGCAGCGCGGGCACTTGATCTGTAATTCGGTAAAGCCGCTGGCAGCGGCGAGTTTGCGGCAGCAACTGCCGCAGCGGATGTCTTGCACGGTGTCATCCTTGATGGGGTTCATTCAGTTAAAGGGGCCAGCTCTGTATAGAGCGCAGCGGCGGACTCGGCGTGGGCGACAAATTGAGCCGTGTTGAGAGGGGGCTGTTTGGGTGCGTGCGTATGACCGGCAATGGCTGTGCTCATCGCTTCCACCAGATTAATCAGGTCACAGAGTACGGTGAGTACATTGGTGGTTTCCGAGCCTAGCCAAGTCGTTGGTGCTTCGAAACGTTGAGCCACCGCGGCGATGCTCTGGCGCGCGCCGTGGATCCGCTCCTGCATGTCACCGGTAACCGTAGTGGTGTGCTTTTGCTCAACCACCACGTTCAGGTCATGACCGGTGGTGACGTGCAGATCACCGAGGGCGGCCATGCTGGCCGATCCCCCGGACAGGAGTTTGAGCGCGCCCAGTGCTTCAAGCGTTTTGATGCCCCCGACTGATTCGGTGCTGTGCTCGTCGACATCAACGGTGTTCATTTGATAGCGCTCGGCGTTGCTCGTGGCTTGTACAAGGCGCTCGGTGGATTGGTCGGTGATGTTGGCGTCGGTCTGGCGTAGCCAGTTGCCGTCGGCGTCGGCGCGTTGCTGCACCGCGTCACTGTGTTGCCACACCAGATCGCCCTTGGGCACGCGGGGCAGGCTCAGGCCGTGAGGCAGGATCTGCGAAATGAAAGGTTTGTCTGGCATCCCATAGGCGAAGTTGACCACCACGTGGGTGCCCTCTGCCGGGAAGGCGTAGAAACCCATGGCATCGCCGCCGCCCATCACCGGTAACGCGACTCCCAAGAGGGGCGGCAGGAGCGGATCTGGCTCGCCGTCATGGGCAAGCACTTGCAGATCCACGGCGTAACGCGGGCGGAAGTCATCGCAAAGGCCGGCGTCACTCGGTGGGTCTGCTACCGCTATCACTTGGGCGAACCGGGGCAGGTGATAAGCGCCGACTAACTCCGGGAAGCGCCGTTCGACGATGCGGGTTACGACTTCTTCCACTTGAGCACCATTTTCGTGTCGGCCAGCGTCACCGAGGTGATTCGGCCTTGATCGATCAGTGCGCCGGGGCGCACCCCGGGCAGTGCGGCGACTTCAGCGCTCTGGTTCCCCAGGTGTGCGCCGAACAGTTCGGCCGGCAGTTGCAGCGCCGGGCGTGTACCCCAATAGCTGTCGGCCCAACTGCCAACGTATACGTCGCCGTCGCCCTGTTGGTGCCAGATGAAGTCGGGGATGCTGAACACCCTGCCCAAGCTATCGAGTGCCTGAACGCCGGTGCCCAGCGAGTAAAAGTAAGGCACTCGCACCTTGGCGTAGCCGGTGGCCGGCAGGCGAAAGCGCAGGCACGATGAACGGGTGATCTCGGACAGCACTGCGGGTAGATCGACATGGCGCAATCCCAAAGGCAATGAACGGCTCAGCGTCGCGGTCAGCTCGCGGCAGAACAACACTTGCTCCAGGCCATTGGCGGCTGTGCATTGCTCGATGTACCCCAGAAAGTGGCGTTGTAGCGGCTTGTCGTTGTAGCCGATATCCAGGCACACCAGACCGCGCTGGGCGGTGGCCGATTTGATTCGGAAACTGGCTCGGCCAGGTGTGTGCAGATCCAGCCGGACCTCATCACTGACCACTTCAAACGGTTGGCCGTTGATGGTTAGCACTTTGTGCAATTTCATTGGGGAGGCCCCAAATAATCGTCGACGCGCTTGAGGATGCTCTCGAACCCGGACAACTCGGGTGACTGGGTTTCGGTGTCCGGCACCGGCGTGGCTGTTGGGTCGGTCACTCGTCCCCCGGTTCCCGTTTGCTGGTGAACCTTATTGCCAGGCCGGCGTGTTTCAACGCGCTCAGGGTTGGAGAGTTTTTCTGTGAGAGTGAACTGCACCCGCCAGGCGGAAAGGTTGTCATCTTCCTTTGCACTGAGGGTGTCGCTGAATTGCACCTGACGTACGCCGAACGCCTCGGCCGTGTCGTTGACCAATCGATACACCCTGGGCTGCCCGCCGCCGGCAGTGGTTTCGGCCAGACGCATGATTTCCGCCAAGTGAACCCGATCGCGATAGGGGATCGTCAGCGAGACAGTCAGCGCCTTGGGTTTGAAGCCTTGATGTGATCGGTCGGTGTTGCTGGTCTGGCCAGACATGTCACCACTTTCGATGCGCAGATTGGCGGTGACTTTGAGTGATTTGCCGTTGACCTTCTGGCCGTCGAGTAGCAGCGTCATAGCCCCACCAGTTCCTGAACGAAGCGCAGGCCTTCTTGTGGCCCGACCAGCATCATGCCGGCACACAACACCCATTCATGCCCCGGCGCAGCCTCGTCCAACAGCTGTCGGCGCCAGTGCTCGGCGGTGCTTGGCTTGAGGAGACGGGCGACCATGGTGTAACCCTGGTCCGGCTTGGCCAGATGTTCTTTGATCTCGCTCAGTTGTCGATCCAAAGCTTTGCGTCGTTCGGCTTTGCGATCGGCAATGGCGCGTAGGTCCTGAAGCGGCGAGCGGTTTGTGGTCATGCTTTCGAGCGTGGACAAATGCCCGGACAGCGCTTTTTGTGTGGCTTTGATGAACGGGCAGCGTTCCAGTGACAGGCTGCCCCAACGCGGAAGTGAGCCGGCACGCGCCTTAATCCACTTTTGAGCCTCAAGCTCGGATAGATGCCGGGCGCGTTTTTCGGTCCGCACAAGCTCGGGTAGGGGAAGCAATGCGTTGAGGCCAGCCAAACCATCGGCTAGGTGCTCGTATCGGGTCGACAGGAACAGCACGACCAATGCGTGCTGATCATGACCGACTGCTGGAAGGCCTGCACCGCCCAATAACGTGTCTGCAAGATGCTGGACGAGATTGGGGGCGGATAAAGATCGTTGATAGCCTCGGCCCTGACCGACACCTGGCTGGAACGGCGTCACCGCCAAGCACGCCAGCTTCTGGCCTAACTGATCTTGCATCGCTGCACGGCCGCGCTTTACGAGTTCGTGCGTCACGTTATTGACCGGCTCGCCAGACTGAATATGCAGGTCGCTCAACCATCCTGTCGCTTGCACGGGCCAGCGCAGCGTCACCGGTGCCCACGTCACGCTGGCGGACTCCACTCGATGGCTTGCAGGGCGCTGAGGTCTTTTGCATTCAACGCGTTGTCCAGCAACTTTTTGAGCTCTTGTGACTGCTGCAAGGCGCGTTGTTGAAAGACCACCAAATGCTGGCCGAGCAAATGCAGCTGTGGCGCGGTGTGTTCGCGAAATACTTTTTCGAGAGGGGGTGAAGTGGTGTTATGGCAGGGATAGAGCGCTTCACGTTCGCTGAGTATTAACCCGGTTAAGTTCACCCGATCTTCAAGGGTGCTGTCGTATCGGTGATGTTCGCCCAGCGCATCGGATTCAAATCCTGACTCGATGTATAGGGCGCAGCCGGCGTCGAGTGCGTCGAGTTTTTGCG